ACCTTTAAGGGTTTGCCCTAATGCTATTGCACCACTTGTTATTCCAGTAACAGTAAGAATTTTGCCTGAAATTGTTCCTGTGCAAGCTGCACCAATGTAATTTGCTGTGCTTGGATCAGGGCCAATGGTGTATTGCGTTTGCCCTGGAATAACTGGAAATATGATTTCGGTCACATTGTAGACCATCATGCCTTCATTTGACCATTGATCAATAAGGTCATTGAGCATTTCTAAGGCATCTTGAGCCGCATCAGGTGTTGGAGTTTCACCAGCTTCTAATGCACCAATATCTTTTAATGCTCTGCTAATAATCTCGATTGGCTGGGTCATAATATTCCGTTAGATTTTTACTGTAAATGTAGGTTTAATCCAAGGCTTTTTAACTACATTTTGCACATTATTTACTTGCTTTTGAAGATTATCTTCAATTACGCAAATTCCGTCTATAACTGATTCAGCTTTAATCCAGTTAATTACATCAATTTCTGAAAGCTGATCTACAACCTTATGGCTATTATCTTTAAAAGTCCAATATCCTTCAGTCCTAACACCGCTTTTCTCAAGGCTGTATTTGACTTGAGTTATAACTTCATTTTCAGCAATTAAATCAATAATTTTCCAAATCATGCTGTGTAGCTACCTGAAGCTGTAAATTTAACAATAGTGTTGCTACCTGAAGTTGTAACTGTTGGACTTCCTGTTACTGTTCCTGTGTATTTAGCAGTTGGAATAGAAAGAATTACAACACCTGATCCACCATTACCACCATAATTTGAAGAATAGTTAATCTGTGCGCCACCGCCTCCACCGCCACCAGAATTGGAAGTTGCATTACCGCCAACTCCTGAAGTTCCTCCAGAACCTCCACCACCATTGCCACCAGCAGCAGCAGCAGCATAAGTTGTTCCACTTGCAGCCCAAGCAGCGCCTCCGCCTCCGCCAGCATAATATGATGAAGTACCAGTAATCGCTGATTGAAGGCCTATACCTCCTGCACCTGATTGACCAGAAGAAGCATCTACACCATTGCCACCAGCACCACCACCGCCACCAGCCGCAATATTGCCGCTTTGATAAAGATAGTTACCGCCATTATTACCCTGTCCAGGAACACCATTTCCAGGCGCTGCTGATCCAGCAGAACCTCCTCCTGAACCACCATTTGATTGAGCAACTCCACCACCAATAGCAGTTAAACCAAATCCTGTAGTATTAGTGCCATTTTGTTGAGCAGTAGTGTTTACACCACCAGCACCAATAACAAATGTATAAACTTGGCTAGGATAAACATTAACGCTACTTGTTAATAATCCTCCAGCACCGCCTCCAGCATTGACATTTCCACAACCACCGCCAGCAATCATTAAATAAGTAACTGTGTAATAAGTGCTTGGAGAAGCCACAGTAAACGGAAGCCATTGGCCTGAAACATAACCTTCAAAAAAACCGCCACTATCTGTGTTATAGCGAATCATGCCATTAACAGGGCTTACAGGATGTTGTGCTGTAGTTCCTACAGGAACTAATACAGCGCCAGTAGAAGTAAATTGACCTAATCCAGTTACAGTTAAATTTGTAACAGTTAAAGTATTACTACCATCTTGAATAAGAATAGTTCCATTATTAGCAGGAACAATTAAATTGTAAGCAGAAGCAGTATTTGTTCCTGTTAATGTAATTGAGCCACCTGAAACCGCATCAAAGACTAATTGTGACATTTTTTATTCCTTAGTTATCCAAGATTTAGAATCTTCATTCCATTCATAAAATTTGCCATCTCTAGGCAATTCAGAAGGAGCTTCCCAAATCCAATTTGCATTTAATGTCCAGCTAGGGAAAGGTTGTGGAGCATAAAATACATCATTAGCAGAATCATAAATGCTACCAATTCCAGCATAATTTCCACGCAAAGCAACACCGCCATCAGGCTGTCCATCTTGACCATAATGAACATTCCCACGAGTGTTATAGCTAGTTTTAATCCAAGTGCCAGGACTTGTATCTACAAAAGTTGTAAAAAAATCAGGTTCAGCAACAATTACTTGAGTTACTTTACCATCAACTACTTTTGCAAAATGTGACATTTATTTCTCCGTTTAAGCTGTATAACTGCCTGATGCAGTAAATGAAATTATGGTGTTGCTACCGCTTGTGGTTATTGTAGGACTTCCAGTTGTTGTAGCAGAATAATTAGCAGTAGGTACTGAAAGAATAACAACACCAGAACCTCCAGCACCGCCTGTTGTGCTTCCGCATCCTCCGCCGCCGCCAGAATTAACTGTGCCTGAACTACCAGTACCACTTACAGAATTTCCACCACCACCTAAACCTCCAGTTGCAGTAGTCATTCCACTACCATTAAAAGCACCACCAGCACCGCCACCACAATAGTAGACACTAGAACCAGTAATTGAAGATTGAAGTCCAACACCGCCATTTGTAGGTGTAGCAGGAGAGGCATTGCCAGCAGCACCGCCAGCGCCACCGCCACCAGCGCCACCGCCATTAGAAGAACCTACGCTACCAGCGTTAGAACCATTGCCTCCGATGTTGCCCTGCCCTGAAGTGGCACTGCCTCCTGTGCCTCCTGAAACAGCATTACTTCCAACACCACCTCCACCGCCGCCAGAACCACCAGAAAAACCATTTAAATAAGATGTGTAACCACCTTCGCCAGCACCACCACCGCCTATAGCAGTTAAACTAAATCCAGTTGAATTTGACCCATTAGAACCTCTAGCAGCGCCAGTAGCGCCACCGCCGCTAACACCACCAGCACCGCCAGCACCAATTACAAAAGAATAAGTTGTTCCTACTGCTAAAGTAGTTGTACCAGTAATCAAACCGCCTGCACCACCTCCTGCGCCTCTTGAATCATCTCCACCGCCGCCACCGCCACCAGCAGCAATTAAATAACTAGCAGAATATGAATAAGGAGTAGTTGAAAGCTGTTGCCATGAAGAATTTATATAAACTTCATAAGATGATGTTGTGGTGTTATATCTAACCATTGAAACAACAGGACTAGCTGGTCTTTGTGCTGTAGTTCCAGTAGGAATATTTAAAGCACCAGTTGCACCGCTTAAATTGAAAATACCTAAGCTTGGATTAAAAGATAATTCTGTAGAAGCTGTATTAATACTAGTAATAGTTCCGCTAGTTGCGCTTGTAAATGTTAAGTAACGAGTTGCATTAGTAGTTGTATCGTCAGTAACAGTTAAGCCAGCAGAAATAGCTTGCCATGTAGGAGCAGATGCACCATTAGAAATAAGTGCATAACCAGCAGTTCCTGTACTTCCAGCCAATGAAATAGTGCTATTTACTCTTAATGTAGTAAATGTTCCAGCTAAAGGCGTTGTTCCGCCAATAACCAAATTATCCATTGTTCCTGCGTTTGTAGGAGCAATTTGAACTGATCCTGAACCAGTAGGATTCATGTGGATATGACCAGTACCAGTAGGGCTCATGTCTATTTGAGCATTAGCCCCATTCATGTTAATAGAGCCGTCTACTGTGCAGTTTGTACCGCCTCCTGCGCCCCATTGAAAACAAGCAACTCCACTATTGGTTCTTAAGTTACCGCCACCTGAACCTGAAGCATCATAATATGTGCCTTTAAATCCTGTATTAGCAGTAATGGTTGTGCCAGTAATTGCGGCAGCAGTTGTTCCGCCAATAGCAGGAGGAGCAGATAAATCTAAAGTTCCTCCTAATGTAAGGCTTCCGCTAGAAGTAACTGTGCCACTTAAAGATATTCCTGAAACTGTGCCTGTACCACCAACAGAAGTTACTGTGCCTGTTGTTGGAGTTGCCCAAGAAGGAACTCCTGAAGCTAATGTAAGAACTTGACCATTTGTACCAGCCGCCAAGAATCCAGTTGTATTTATGGCAGTTTGATATGGAACTGATCCAGCCGCACCACCAGCAATACTTGCTGCATAACCAGTAGTGTTTTGATTAAATGTAGGCCATGTAAATGTGCCTGAGCTAAAGTTTCCTGATGCTGGAGTTCCTAAAGCTGGAGTAATTAAAGTTGGACTTGTAGCAAATACTAAAGATCCGCTTCCAGTTTCATCGCTAACAGTAGCCGCTAAATTTGCAGATGTAGGAGTTTGTAAAAAAGTTAGCATCCCAGTAGCTAAACCACTTACATTGCCTATTGCTGGTGTAATTGTAGTATTAGTTACAGAAGTAATTTGCCCTTGAGCATTTACAGCAAATACTGGAGTAGCTGTTGCTGATCCATAAGTATTGGCAGCAACACCAGTATTAGTAATGCTAAATTGATAACCATTTAAAGTTAAACCAGTTCCAGCAGTATAGTTAGCGGCTGTGGAAAAATTGCTCCAAGTCATTGCCGTTGTACCTAATGTGCCGCCTGGTTGCGCTGTGCAATACCACGCTGATCCAGCTTGAGTTCCATACTCTACAAAAACTAATGCGCTGACATATTGTGACCAAGTTGTAGAGCCTGTTGCATAAGTCCAAGCTCCAGCATTAACTTGATAAATGCCGTTTTGAGCAGTATTTGTTTGATTTTTAACCAATACTGTATTTCCAGCCACTAAAGATACTGTATCTACTGTTTGTAGCCCTGAAAGGGTAATGTTTACAGTAGTAGCAGCAGTAACAGGCGCTTTCCAACTAATTCCTACTGCTACAGAATCTACATAAAGCTTGTTAGCAATATCAGTATTTCCTGTTGGAGTTGCATTTATTTGACCGCTACTAAATACAGCAGTAGATGGAACAGATGCTCCAATCGTAGTGCTATTGATAGTGCTATTAGTAATGGTTAATCCTGATTGAACAGGATTAGCAGTCGCATAAAAAGGCTGACCTTGACCTATAAATGTATTAAAACTGCCATCTACATTAAAATAAGCCTGAACAGGAAGTAAATTCTGAACGATAGAATTAGCTGGATTCGCCATTAATTAAAGCTTTCCTTCGCCTGGAGTAATTTCTAGGCTTGTAGCTGCACTAGCAATGAACCAAGCATTAGGAGGAATTCCACTAAATACGGCTACTCCATTTGCAGGAATAGACATTACATAAGGAGTTCCAGTTGCTGTTGGAGTGCTTACTACAGGAGTAACAGATCCATCATTAGGCTCTTGTGGAGCCCATCCAACACGAACAATAGAGGAAGTAATATTCATTATCCTGTATGAAGTAGGATAAAAATTATTAGTTGCCTTTACTTGAACACCGCTAGAGCCTACTAAATAAGTTGGCCCAAACGGGCTAAAAGCTGAATCGTAAGCCATTTTAAGCTCCTTAAA